TCGATGTGCATTGGGCCTTCTCTTTGGCCACATGCTTGGCAGCAGCCATCACGCCTCAACACCATCTCCCGTAACTTACGCCAACCACCCGGTGTGCCATTCTTCCAAGCTCTTGACATCAATGCCACCCATGCTTCTGCCAATGAGCAAATGCTTTGCAGCTTGATCCATCATAACGATGTGCAATGTAACGCAAACTCCAGTCAATCATGCGATACCCATCGAGGTTGCGATACTTGGTATTACGCATTTGACCTAAGCCAAAGTGATTGCCATTGGGATTGATAGCTTCTACTCTCCAATTGCTTTCCTTGGTGATCAATGTGTTAAAACATTGGAACTCTTTGTAGTTAATGATCCTTGAATGTGCATAAAGCTTTAATGAATCAATTGATGTTGTTTGTTTCACAGCTTTTGTTGCATTAGCCGGTGTAATGCCAATTACACATAGCACGGCCCAAACCATCAAACATCGGCTGCGAGCTATCCGGCTCACCGGCTCGCTACCTCGTGTAGATGGTAATGATGCTGTCAAGCAAGGAGCGTAATCTTGAGCGAGTCCCACAGGTTTCACACACCTGTGCATAACACCTGTGGATAACTTTCTCATTGGCTTAACTCAGCAATCCGGGCATCATCGACAATCTTGATGCCAAATGTGCCGCATCCCATGCATTGTGCAAACCACTCATGCTCTGTTAATTCAGCACCTTTCTTAAGGCCAAAGCGTTGCTTAGGCTTTCCGTAAAGCTTTTTGCAGATAGCGCAATCAAATTGAAGGATGTGCATAGTTGCTCCTTATCAATGTTTCAATGGGCTGCAGATTAACCTGTGGCACAGTCCAATTGTTTTGGCTGGTGTTTTTATATCGCGGCTTTTTGGCCACAGCTACGGGCATCCAGCCGACAATGTGCATTTTTGGTGTGTTGCCTACAACTAGCACCGCAATGTCACGATCTTCTCGGTCGCTCTCCTGTATCCATAAATTGCTGTTGGGATTAGCTGACCATTTGACCTCAATGTGTTCGCCCACATCGGCTTTTGATTTATCCCATGTGATGCCAGGTTGATAGTCATAACCCAATCGTTTTGCCACTACTAGCTCTGCCAGCATTGATTCACCCATTTGTGCCACATACTCAAACCATGAAAGGTTTTTGACTATGCGTGAGCTGTGGTCAGCTGATCTGTCATGGCAATGTGATATGGCTGCAATCATGCATTGCACCTCCTCAATGCGATCTATCATCGGCAATCACCACAAAACCAAATAATGTTTTCGGTGCGGTCATAACCTTTTTGGTAGCCAAATTTATCAAATCGCCTCAGCTGTGAGCATTTGTCACATTGCTCAATTTTGTATTCTTCGACCAGCACACCATTGCATAGCAATTTAGCTGTCATGGTCTGTGGATGGATGATTTCAATGTAATCGCTCATTTGAACACCAGCCACATCATCAGAGTCAATGCCATAATTTCAATCGTTGCTAGTAATACAATCAATCGTTTTTTTCTCATGATTACACCTGTGGCTTAAAAGTGCCATCGCTTGTTAGCACATACCATCGAGGTTTGCATTGATTTTCTTTTGCTTTCTCGGTGCAAAAGTAGCCGGCCCAAGCTTTAGGTGCATCGGGTTTGCTCTGATTCCAGCGCATTGATCCATGTGAGCACATTGGCACGCCATTGACCGCCCATCCAGTTTCATCAGCTTCTTCAGCTTCTTCTCTTGTCTGATAGCTAGGCACATCTCCATGCTTGGTTGTCCAGTAGTCATAGTCAGCAGCTGGTGTTTCAGTCTTAACAATTGCCATAACCTCTTTTGTGGCTTTTTCCGTGCCACCCATAACCAAAGCCATCACGCGCATCAAAGCTGATGTGCATGTGTCCTCAATCATCCAGCGTTTCATTTTGTCCGGATAAGCTGCAAGATAGCCATGTGCATAATCAATGCCGGCCGGGTCAGTCTCCAGCTGATTTCTGTAAGCCTTAGCTTGTACCAGCACATAGCCTTTTTCCGCGTTAAATTCCACAATGTGAGCCTCTAAACGGCCTTGCGGAAATGTGGCAAGCCAACGATCTGTGCGCTCTTTGTTGCCTTCGTAGTTATCCATGAAAGCCATTAGCGCACCACCTGTGATGATGCGTGACGCTTTACGGCCTTGCCTCGCTGATAGCCGTCTTTGTGGCCTTCTTTGTAGCCGATGGAATATGACATCAAAGCCCACAGAATGCAGGCAATTGCCATGATCACAAACAATCCGATTTCATTACTCATTTTCTTGCTCCCGTTTCTGGGAGCCGTGTCTCAGCTCCCGAAATAGAGAGTGACAGGCAAAACCGACAAATTCAAGATTCCCGCGTGGATTGTGGCGTGTCGCTACCAGTTTTCGGCTTGCTCTTTAATCCATTTCCAGCCAACACACCACCCAATGAACCGGTCAAGAAAATTGCCAGCGTTTTTAGCAAATCAATAAAAGCGGCATCATTGGGAGCCTGAGCTGATATTGGCTGAGTCACAAAAATTAAAGCGTAGGTAATTCCAATTGTAACGATAAGAAAGACCATGGCAAGAGTTGTGCCAATAATAAGAATTAGCTGCGCATGGACTTCTTCTGCGCTACGGCGTCGTTCTGGGCGATGGCGATAATGATCCAATGACATCGCTAGTGCAGTTTCCCAATGGGATGCATTGCGGTTTTTGGCATTCTGGCTTTTCCCAATTCTTGAATTCTTGGCATTCATATCGTGTCCATCCTTGATAACCACAAGCAGTCAGTATTGATAAACCTAAGCAAATCAATACTGCTGCGAGCAGTTTTCGAGTCACTTCTTGTTACCAAATGCCACATCATTTGGGTTAGCCCATCGAGCTAAAACCGGAACAAGTCCAGCTACTAAGCCCAAAGCTAAATCCTTTGGATTGGTATTGCCTGTCATATAAACGGCCAACGCGCCAGCCACAGAGCTTCTTGCCCATGATGCCAGCATTGCTTTTGCTTGATCCATTATTTTTCTCCTTTTGGTCGGTCGGGCAAATCACCCGAAAACGCGCCATAAGTTGGTCGGCCGTAACCGACAACAAATGACCTTGCTCCCAAAGTTCTTGATTTCACCATGACCTCGCCACCATTGCGCTGATCCCCACCGCCTGATGTGTTGCCTTCGATAGTCACAATTTGTTTCTCCGATGCCCGGATAACTAAACCAATGTGATTGATTGTTACCTTGTCATCAATAATGAAATCGAAAAACACAAAATCACCAATCTTTGGTGTTTCGTGCCATTGTTTATTTTTTTTGAACGACTCAGCTCCAGCCTTAGTGCTGACCACATTTGGCACTTTCACACCAGCTTGATCTGCGCACCAATTGAGGAATGACCCACACCATGGCAGCTTGTCGGCTTTCATGTGCTTGCCATACTTTGTCTCGTTGTTTCCAGTTTCAGCTGTGCCGACTTCGGCAAGAGCGACTTGAATCAATCGAGGCAATGTGCCTTGTGGGAATGTCACAACAACAAAAGCTTTACTTCATCGGCTGTAATGCCTAATTTGGCTAATAAGGCTGCTTTGTCAATTTCGGCTTTAGCAATTTTTGCCAATTCCGCATCTGAATTCGCTTTATCCTTATTCCATTGCTTTAATTCCTCGGCATTCATTTCGCGTTCAATAATTTCGCCTGTTTCGGCGTTGTGAATTTTGATGTTCATAACTAGCCTCTTTTCCAAATTGTATAAGTTCCTGCATCAAATGTTCCGCCATTACCATCGATAGTGATTGAAGTGATTGCAGAAGTTCCTTTATAGAATCCGCCATAGACTTCGCCATTTCGACCACCGATTGCATATTTCCACATTGTTGTTTCACTAGCATTTGGAATATAAACCATTCCTTGTAAAGCTGCGCCCGCGCTTCCTGTGCGACCTAAAGTCATTCCGTCATTGAATCCATCTTGAAGATTCTGTCGTCCGTAATTTTGCCCACTGTCGCCGTTAAATCTTAAAAGTGGAGTGTTGTCCCCACCAGTTGATAACCCATTGACCTGTATCATAAATTCACGACCAGTAAGTGAGCTAATTACAACACTTGAACCTGTAAATGAACCTGATGCAGCTGATGACCAAGTGCCTACTCCGGGAGCTGCAATCCATTCTGGAGCTGTTGCACCGGAATTGA